GTGCAAGGACGGTGAAAAAGAATATTTAAAGATCGTCTTGCTGTTTTTAATTGATATCCAGAAGTTACTTGAGAACCTATACGCTCATAGGCTTCATTGATAATTTCATCAACAGAAAACGTTTTGTCGAAAGTGACTGTTCCAGAAGTAGTATTCGCCATGGGCTACCTACTATCCGTAAAATGCCGTTACACTATTGCACTGTGTTTCTGTATAAGTAATATAAGCTCCAGAAGCAAAAACAACCCCATCGTCTGCTAAAGTAAGATTATCATTAACCCCTAAAGTAGCATTAGAACGAACTGCTATTAAACTTGTTCCTGCTGTGCCACTATTTCTTATATTAATTGTTCCAATAGCACCGCCACCAGTCCAATTTAAATTTTTAACTCGCGTGCGACCTGCAAAAACAACGCCTGCTACTTCAGAATTAATTCCTGCAGACATATTTCCTGCTGGATTTCCAACTGCTGTTATTGACGATATTGTTGCAAAATAGCCTGTACTTGTTGCCGTACTAGAGTCTGCTCCAGTAACGGTTTCCGATAAAGCGTCTCCATTAACATCCGTTCCTACTACTGTAAATGTAATTCCTGAATCGTCACTTGCACTTAAAAGTGTAATTTGTCTAGCTGTTCCAGTATCTGCTGTATACGCTCCGCCAGAAGTTAATGCTCCACCTAAAGTAAGTGCTGCATTATTTCCAACTGATGCTGCAGTCGATAAACCATCAGCGTCGAGCGCTGTAGTTGTAATTACTGCAGACGATTTTATATCTGTTGACATAAATTTTCTCCTAACTATTAATTAAGATGGGGCCGAAGCCCCATCAGAATTTATTTTATTACAGATTCATCCAAATTAATGAATACTCTCCCGATGCACTAACACACATAACTTGTCCAATTACTTGACCTTCTGCATCTGCATCAGAGTCTAGTACTTCAACTGCTCCTGCAGTTCCGTCTGAACGAACTGCTGGTGATACTAGAGTAAGAGTACCATCAGTTAATAATGCAGCTGGTCCATGAGTTTGGAACCAACCATAATAACTAGCAGTCATGTCAATTGTTGTTGCACCCACGCAAGCACCAGTATGTGTAGCCGGAGCTACAATAACTGCTGAATACGGGTTAGGCATCAAAGTTAATTGAGAACTAGTTGTTAACGCTGTTGCTAAATCATCGTAACAAGTAATAATAACACTTGGATCGTCTGAGTGATCATGAGCAGGGTTAGACTTAACTTTTAAACATTGTCCTTCACCTTTCACATCATTAACAAATAGATAACCTTCAGCATATTGATTAGCTGTAATATCTGTGTCTCCAGCTGTTTCAATAGATATTGCTGTTTCACCAGCTGCAGTTGTTGCAGTAGCAGCACAGTTAGTGTGATTAGCAACTTCTGTTACGTGTTGTACGAGTTTTCCAGCAGTAATCGCTGAGCCACCATTAAGTCCATATCTGAATTTTCTGTCATTGTAAATTAATTCACTTCCTAATGGAAATAATTGAGATGAACTTTCAGCGAATGGATCTACAGTTTGTGCAGAACTACTACCTTTACCGATTATTAAATCGGTTGGTCCGTAACCAGATGCAGCTGTATATTTCCAGTGTACTCCATTTACGGTTATTGCTTGCCCTGATGAATTAACTGAAAACTTATCAGTGTATACACCAGTAGATGCTGCTTGTGTGGAAACTTTAAGACCAGATTCTGCTCTTACCGTTCCCTTAAACGTTGTGTTTGCCATGTTATAATCCTCCTAGATTATGCGAACGTAGTCTCTAGGTCGTCGCTATACTCGTCTACGTTCTTAATTTAATGTATAGTAATTAATCTATACCCCAAATTTAAATTTGGCGCAAGTGATCTTATAGTAAAAAGTTGATTTTTTGATAGCGCTTAAGTGGCTATCGAAACTTCGGGCTTGGCGTCTTTAATTTGTTCAAGACGAGTAGCGTCTTCAAACTCTCGAGCAATAATCTGTTTAACAATTTCCTGAATTTTTTTGTCAATGTAGGACATATTAATATTATACTTGCCCTCCTTCAGGTGCTCCTGTTGCCATTCTAACTCCAAGGACCGTTTTGTGTTGTATAGGTCTTGTGTCATTTATAACCTCCTCATAGGTTATTCTTTTTCGGTCATGATACGCATTTCCGAGATTTTCCCATTTTATACTCTTTTCTCCAATTTTGTCAAGGATAGCTTTTTCAATGGAAAGGGCATTATCTTCCGCTGAAACTTCAAATTTAGCGTGATAATCATATGCCCAAAGATTTATGAGGAATTTCTTCATTTTTTCTTTCTATTTACTAAATGTGGCGAAACAATGTCCCGCCACATTTAAATGTTTAGATTACGCTCCAGGTGTACCGAAGATACCTCTCCAGTCAGATGCGCCAAAAGCGTATCTTTCCCGAGCTTTGTATCTTACGTTACCAGTATCAAAATCACCTTCCATTGAAGTTTTCAATGGTGCTCTATCGAAATGTTTCATTCCGTTAGGCACGTCAGTGATAGTGAACCAAGCATCAGTATCAGCTAAATAATGGTTAATGAAATAACCTTCTGGGACTGCTCCCATATGTTTAATTGCATTAATGTCATTATCGGCTGTACCAACTCTACCTTGAGATTTCATCAATCGCTCTGCAACGAATTGCAAGTTAACTGGAAGAATTAATCTTCTAGCTTTTGCTGCAACTTTTAAACCTCTTTCATCAGTCATAGCAGCGATATCTATCAGTGCTTGTTCTAATGAAGTTTCGTTTAAGTCAGCTTGTGTAGTTAAAGTATTTGAAAAAGTACCAGCCAAAGTTGGATGGGCAGTACTGAACAATTGTTGGCCGTCTCCTGAAGTAAATGAACTCAATGAAGGTAATCCATTATTCAGAGGCGCAGCGCCTTTAACTTGTTTTGTTTGTGACATCGATCTTGCTAAAGCTTTTGTGTATCTTGAAGCAAGTCTGTCATATAGGTTGTCTTCAATAGCTTCCTCAGTGATAGCAAAAGCGAGAGCAATTGTCTCGTTAGTGTATCTTGCTGTGAAAGTTTCTTGCGCTTGGTCAAAAGCTACCCCAGTTCCTTCTGGTTTAACCATTGCTTGTGCGAAACCTGATAACATAACTTCTTCTTCAAAAGCTCTATCAGATGATTCAGTAACGTAAATCTCACTTGCTTGATTTTCGTACTGTTTGTACTCCAGGCCGAATAAGGCATTCAAACCTGGCTCTAGTTCTTTAACTAGTTGATTACGTGATATAGCCATAATTTAACTCCTTATATCCCAGCCACGTTGTTGCCAAGAATATGTGCATTTATCATTACTCTATACACACATCCGGCTACACTCGTGTCTTGGTTTAATGTATCCCTGGAGATTCCTATTACCTTAAGTGGATTAGCTATTGCTGTTGCTACTGTGCCGCTCATAGTCGAGCCTGAAACCCAATTAGGGGTTACGCCCGCTGTTATAACGACATCTGCAGTTCCACCAATAGACGCTCTGCCCGGCGTAGCCGATGCAGTTCGTACTTCGAACATTTGCTGTGGGTCACTGTTGATTAAAACATCAGCAATGGCCGCTGTAGTCGGCAAATAGTTTTTCCACGTAGGCTTACTAGTACTAGGGTCAGTATAAAACGCTCCGTTAAAAGAACCCACATAATTTGACACAGGGCCAGCAACACCTATTGTTACATAACCTGACCCAGCTAATAATACCGGATCGTTATGGTATATAGCTGTGGCACTTGCGGCAACTTGGAATTCGCCTAAACCGGCGTTATTATCTGTCTGGCCCACTTTTCTCAATGGTCTCATTCCGAAACCAGTTGTACTTTGATTAGCCATAGTTGTCTCCTTGTGTGACCTGTCCTTGCGGACCTCCAGTCACGGTTAATTTAATCGCTGGTAGGGAATTGGTTGTTATCCCGAGAAGTAATTACTTCTTTGTACCACCGAAGGTTGTACGAGACTGTCGATCAATTTCGATCGGCATACTCTTATGCTGTTCCTTCATTAAATCGTTATCCATTGCAGTCATTTGATCAGCTGCTTGTTTAGCATAATAATCTTGTCTTGACTGCGCGATCTCTTCCGGTACTCTAGTCAGCACTAGGCCTCCGTGTCCGATCACCCCTGTGTACTTGCCATCCTGGATTACTGGGAAATCATCTCCTGGATATTCGTCTGCTCTCACTAATTCGTAGCCGGACCTTAAGCGTCCTTGTACGTTTTTCGTGTCAACGAATCCCAAAATTTCAATCCTGACCCATCTGTGTCTGAATCCATTTGGCGCGTTGGGTGTATCTAAATACGATGGTGGAGTCCAAACTTTCTTACGCGTTTCTTTTTTTGTTTGGCTCGCACGGGAAGTGTTGTTTTCTTTTTTCATATGCCTACGCCTCCTGCGTGTTTATAAGTTGTTTCGCATATTCTTCTAGTGGCACACCTAATTTTTTAGCAATTGCTACTTGGGAAGGTGTGAGTCTTACCGTTTTGCGACCGGCCGTTCTTGAACTACGCGTTGCAGAGGCAACGTTTTGTGTAGGTTTGCTAGTCGTTTTTTCTGCTACAGTATTCTTACCAAATTTGTGGGGAAATTCAAGTCTTATTCTTTTATCAACTTCCTCATAATATTCGTCCGATTTAGGGTCAAGCCCTTCCTCTTCAGTAAGTTTTCTGTGTAGATCAAAAGCAGTATATGTCATGGCATTATCTTTGCCAAACCACTCGTTTTTCTCCGCCCAGGCTTCCGCTTTAGGATCTGGTGGAGGTGTTTGTTGGGCTCTGACAGGGCGATTTAGCATACTAGTTTCTTTTTTAGCAGCTGTCTCTTCCATTTTATGTTGAGTTTTTATTTCTGCTAATTTGCCTTGTTCATAACCTAATTGCGAAATTGAAGTTAAAGCTTCTACTTCAGCTTTAGCGTCACTTTGTTCTCGAGCCGCTGCTAATTTACCTTGTGCTGCTGCTAATGAAGAAGAAATTCTTCCTTCCATTTCATCGGCATAGCCTTTATCTAAATCTGTAGCAACTCTAGTTAATTGGTCTCTTTCTCCTTGAACACGTCTAGCATAAGACACGGCTTCTTCCCGTTGTCTTTCAGCTTCACGCATACGTTTAGTAAGCTTAGCTATTCTTTTCTTAACCCCCTCAGAATATTCTTCAACTGAGCTACTGTCGTCTGGTTTTTTATCACTCCCTTCTTCTGGAGTTTCTTTCTCAGTCTCTTGTTCGCTTGGTGTAGCATCCAACTGCTCATCAGATTTCTCAGATGAATCATCGGACTTATCACTGTCTTTATTATCAGTTTCTGCATTTGTTTCCTCCTGTTGTACTGACTCTTCTTTCTCCTCTGGAATAGCTACATCTACTTCAGGTCCTGAAGTATCTATATCTACTGTTTTCTCTTCTTTGTCTTCTGGCATAGTTTCTCCTATGGTTAAAATTCGTGGAATATATCTTCAGGGCGTTCCACGGTCGCTAAAACTTCATCATCATTTAAAAGTCTTATCTCACCCCCATCTATTTTAATTCGTGATCCTGCATATCTTGCAAAGATAATCCAATCACCTTTCTTGCACCAGGGACCTGCTGGAAATTTTTCCTTATCATAACAATTTGGTCCTGTCGCAAGAACTAAACCGCAAGTTGATGCTACTTGAGATTTTTCTATTGTGCTATCAGTTATTATAATTCCACCTTTAGTTTTTTCTTTTTGTTTAAAAGGTAAAACTAAAAGTCTCCAACCTGTTGGTGTGGGAAGCTTTGCTGATTCTGAGGTTA